TTATGACATTTGATCATATTCCGGAAGAACCAGGTCGTAAACGCAAAACAAAAACAGTAGCAGACAAACACACAAGGGTTAATTTTCCTCCATTTCAACATTGGAAATATGATGAGAATGACAACTTAATTTGTGTTGGCAAAAGCCATTGGATTGGTGGTATGCAAAACGGTAGTTTTAGTAAAACCCACGGTCGAATTACAGAAGAACTAGGGCGTATGTTCCTAAAACTTGCTGATCGTTATGGTACACGTTCAAACTGGCGTGGTTACACATACAATGATGAGATGAGAGCACAGGCTGTGCTACAACTATCACAGATTGGACTACAATTTGACGAAAGCAAAAGTGAAAATCCGTTTGCGTATTACACTGCCGCAGTTACAAACAGTTTTACAAGAGTACTAAACATAGAAAAGAAAAATCAAAACATTAGAGACGATATTCTACAAGAAAACAATCTTAATCCTTCATTTACTAGACAGAATGAAAACTACTTTAAAGAGGACAAAGAAAAACTTGCAGAGTTCTATAAAAGTATTAGACGTCCAAAAGCAGACTATTAAGGTTGACAAACACCTTAGTTTTCTCGTATAATGTTATAGATTAGTATAAGGAAAGGCATGGCACAATTATTCAAAAAGGCCGCAGTGTTTACAGACATTCACTTCGGACTTAAATCAAACAGTAAAATTCACAACGACGATTGTGAACGTTTTGTAGATTGGTACATTGAAACAGCCAAAGCAAATGGCTGTGATGTTGGCATCTTTACAGGCGATTGGCATCACAACAGAAGTGCGTTAAACTTAACCACAATGGATGCTAGTCTACGTTCACTGGAAAAACTAGGTAAAGCATTTGATAAGTTTTACTTTTTTCCAGGCAATCACGATCTATATTACAAAGACAAAAGAGATATCCACAGTGTAGTATTTGGTAAACACGTACCAGGTGTTACAGTGGTGACTGAACCACAAGTAATTGACGATGTTGCTTTGGTTCCTTGGATGGTAGGAGAAGAGTGGAAAGAAGTTGCAAAGATGAAGTGCAAATATATGTTTGGACACTTTGAACTTCCTCACTTTAAAATGAATGCTATGGTTGAAATGCCTGACACAGGCGAAATCAAAGTAGACGACTTTACCAATCAAGAATTGATATTCACAGGCCACTTCCACAAACGTCAACAACGCAAAAACATCTATTATATCGGCAATGCCTTTCCACACAATTACGCCGATGCATGGGATGACGAGCGTGGTATGATGACGTTAGAATGGGGAGGTGAGCCTGTGTTTATTGATTGGCCAGACTGTCCAAAATACAGAACTATTCCATTAAGCAGACTGCTCGATAAAACAGAAGAAATACTCGCACCTAAAAACTTGTATTTGCGAGTAACACTAGATATTGATATTAGTTACGAAGAAGCAAACTTTATCAAAGAAAACTTTACAGCACAGTATGACATTAGAGAAATTGCTCTATTGCCAGACACTAGTGCTGATGACGAAATGAATAAACTTGAACCAGGTGAAATTGATTTTGAATCAGTGGATCAAATTGTAACAGATCAAATAACAAAAATAGATAGCGAAACATACAAGCCTAACTTGTTGTTGGATATCTATAGAGGATTGTAATGTTTAAAATTAAGACACTAACAGTAAAAAACTTTATGAGTGTGGGTAATCAAACCCAGGCTGTTGATTTTGATAAAAACTTGCTAACACTTGTGCTAGGCGAAAATCTAGATCTAGGCGGAGACGATGCCGGATCACGTAACGGTACAGGTAAAACTACAATTATTAACGCATTAAGTTACGCACTATACGGCGAAGCACTTACTAAAATTCGCAGAGAAAACCTAATTAACAAAACTAACGGCAAAGGCATGTTAGTTACTGTCGAGTTTGAAACAAATGGACAAAACTATAGAATTGAAAGAGGACGTAAACCAAACGTACTAAAATTTTATAGAGAAGACATTGATGTAACAGCAGACGATGTTGACGAGTCGCAGGGCGACAGTCGTAAAACACAAGAAGATATTTTAAAGTTACTGAACATGAGTCACACCATGTTCAAGCATTTGGTGGCGCTCAATACCTACACTGAGCCTTTCCTTTCATTAAAAGCCAATGATCAACGAGAAATCATTGAGCAGTTATTGGGCATCACCATCTTAAGTGAAAAAGCAGAACGTCTAAAAGAAGAACAGAAAAAAGTACGTGATGCTATTAGTGAAGAAGAAGCAACAATTAAAGGTATTGAAACCGCAAACAAAAAAGTACAAGAATCAATTGACAATTTAGAAATTAAATCAAAAGCATGGGACGCTAACCAAGCAGAAGAAATTGCTAAAACTACTAAAGCAATCAGTCAATTGATTACTGTTGACATTGAAGCAGAAATTCAAGCACACAAAGACAAAAAAGAATGGCAAAAGAAAGATACTGAGCAGGCAAATCTTAATAAAGAAAAAGCCAGTTTAGAAAGCAGTTTGCTACGTGCTGAACGCACACATTCTAAGTATGAAAAAGAACTAGAAGATATTGCTAGTAAAAAGTGTTTCACGTGTGGACAAGAGTTACATGACGAAGCACATGGTAAAATTCTTGCTGAAAAACAAAATGATGTAACAGAAAGTCAAACTTATATAGACGGTATTACACTACAATTAAAAGAAGTACAAGACAAACTAGATGCTATTGGTGATATTAATGGATGCCCTAATACATTTTATGATAGCAGTGAAGAAGCATACAATCACAAAAATAACCTAGCAAGTCTTGAAGAACGCAAAGCAGAAAAACAAGCAGAAACTAATCCATACACAGAACAAATGGATGAACTGCGAGATCAAGCACTGCAAGAAATCAATTGGGATAACATTAATGCACTTACAGAGATGAAAGAACATATGGATTTCTTGTATAAACTGCTTACAAGCAAAGACAGTTTTATCCGCAAACGTATTATTGATCAGAACTTAGCGTTCCTAAACAAACGCTTACAGTTCTATTTAGATCGTACAGGATTGCCGCATCAAGTTATATTCCAGAACGATTTAACGGTAGAAATTACAGAACTAGGACGTGACTTAGACTTTGATAACCTCAGTAGAGGTGAACGAAATAGACTCATCTTATCTATGAGTTGGGCATTCCGTGACGTATGGGAAAGCCTATATCAAAGCATTAATTTGCTGTTTATTGACGAACTTGTAGACAACGGACTAGACGCCGCTGGTGTAGAAAGTGCTTTAGGAATACTGAAAAAGATGTCACGTGAACGTCACAAAAACATCTATCTCATTTCGCACAAAGATGAACTATCTTCCAGGGTGAATAACATTTTGAAGGTAATTAAGGATAACGGGTTTACTTCGTACAGCAATGATACGGAGGTGAACAGTGCCTAAAACTACCCATGAGTTGCTTGTTCAAGCAATGATGGATTACTATAACGCTCAAGAACGTTTCGAAGCCAAAGGCTTCGACGAAACCGGCCGCAAGGCACGAGTCATCCTTAGTGATATAAGAAATTTGGCTACTACTAGGCGCAACGAAATACAGGCTAAACGCAAGGCACTTAAAGCAGAAAAACGAGCAAAAAAGGCAGAAAACCAGAATCAAGACTTAGAAGATTAGGCATCGGTAAGTATCACTATGGAGTGGACTTATCAGGGCAAAATAGTACAAGAACTTCCCGCAGATTGTGAAGGATTTGTATACCTGATAACAAACACTACCAACAATCGCAAGTACGTAGGCAAAAAACTAGCAAAATTCAAAAAAACACGGCCACCACTAAAAGGCAAGAAAAATAAAAGAAGAAGCAAAGTTGAAAGTGATTGGAGAGACTATTGGGGTAGTTCCGATCATTTAAAGGCAGACGTTGAGGCACTAGGCCCAGAAAAATTCACACGCGAAATTCTCCACTTTTGTAACAGCAGAGGCTTGATGAGTTACCTTGAGGCAAAAGAACAGTTTGACCGCAGAGTATTAGAGACAGACGAGTATTATAACGGAATTATTAATGTAAGAGTAGGCGGCTCAAAAGTTCTAAAAGAAGCACTAGAAAAATTAGGCAACACATAACAGCACATAAGGTTGGCGGGCCAGTTTAGAAATACCGCTGAGTAAAAGGTACCCTTGAAAAGGACACTCGTACACATTGATCGACCCCCAATGGGAGGAAGCCATCAAACAAATTGGGCTCACTGGTTGATGTAGATTGAATGCTGTCAATCGAAAACACTGTGTTTGAAAAAACGCTCACAACGGAACGAGGTGGGCGGTAGCGTAGAGACCCGCGAAGCGGCTTGCGGTAGCAAAGCGGTTTTTAGCAGAAATTTTACGTGATGTCGACGTAGGTAGGGGAAAGGTCAGAGCCCCACAAACAGGTGTATAAACAAAATACCTACTTCCAAGTCTTGGCTGTGACGAACTCACATGATGTTCAAGATTAGATGGAACCGTTAACAGGTTCCGTCTGACTGAAACAATCTACATGATGCTAAATTGCTTCGCAATTACTACTTCTATATAATCTAAAAAAAGAAAGTGGTGTTTGAGCGATAGCGATAAACACAAGTGAACGTAGTTCACTTCTTATAGTTTACCAATCCAATGAGTTACATCGTCACAAGGATCATCAATGTAAATCAGGATCTCTTCCGAATCCACTTTTAACTGCACTTACTTGAATTTCCTTTATCACATATTCTTTATGGGGATTTTGTATACGCATACACTCTATACACGTATTGGCTTCTTCCTGTGAATTTGCCACAGTAAGTTCAGCACCATCTTCATATACTACATATTTGGTTATCATAGTGTGAATATTTAGAAGTATAGTTAGTGTGATTAAACTACGCTATTTGGTTTTTGATATCTGTATGAGCATTTGTAATAAATACTTTTGGAGATTACACTATGAAAATTAATGAATTTACACAGATCGACGAATTAACCATTCCGGGTACTTTGGCGCATAAAATCAAAAAGGGTTTTGCAAACTATGTAAAACAGCAGGGCGGACAAGCCACTAGCGATATGTTTTTAAAGTACATAAACGGTATAGGCATTAAGAGTCCTAGTGTACAACAAGCACTGGGTGTTGGGCAAAAAACAACCGGCGGTGCTGACGCACCTGACGATAAACAGGCCGGCATGCCTGCTAAAGGTCCTAATCAAACTGTAAACAAAACTGTAGACACTCCAAAAGCACAAGCCAAAACAGAACCTAAAAAAGCAAGCAACTTAAATTCATATTTTCAAAACTTCAGCAAAGCAATGCAAGGTGCCGGTGACAAGAATCAAAAAATTGCACTAGCAAAAGAACTAGTAAACATTGTTGCAGATAGAGGCGGACAAGATTCAAACACAGCAGTTTCTCTACTACGTAAATTTGGTGGTAACACGCTGGACAACAACTTTAAACAAGCGGCCATGAATGCACTGAAAAAAGGTGCTAGAATGGAAAGTGTGTTTGTTGATCAATTTGTTGCTGTGCTTGCAGAACACAACATTACACTAGAAGATCTCGGTTTAGCAATGACTTTAACAGAGGACCGTGCTTACATTGTTACACTAATAGAAGCAAATCTTTCTGATAAAGACATAGATAATCTGGTCAAGATGGCGGCTAAAGACAGCAAAGCAAGTGGACAGAAAGATTCCGGAAAACCAGAAGATAATTTTGGTGGTGCTTTTGCAAGTGGTTTGAGAAAAGGTTTTAATTTTGGTAGTAATCCTCTAGGAACAACAGGAAAAGCAATTGGCAAAAAGTTTGGTAAAGCCGCTGACAAGTATGATGCAGACAATTCCGACAGTGATGAAAAAGATCAAGACAGTGGTAATTCACAAGACACAAGAACAGGATTAAACACACTAAAAACAGAACTAGGTCTATCTAATCCTGCAATGGCAGTAAAAGCATTAGACAAATTGATGCAAGGTAAGCCAATTAGCAATAGAAATGAACTAGAAGCAGTTAAACCTTTGATAGGTGCTGTAAGGCAAGCACTTGCTAGTCAGCAAGGTCGTGCAAGACTAAAACAATTAATTAAAACTCTTTAAAAGAATGGCATTTTAGAGTCTTTAGTGACTTTTAGATTTTCTTCAACCAACTTAGCAATGCTCTTGCGTTCTTCAAAAGTTGAATTGTAAGCATCGTGAATTTGTAATCCGCCACGCATATACCAACACAGTTTGACCAGTTCGTCGATTAAATTTTGAGTTTGTTTTTCTAGGTCTTGTACAAGTTCATCGATCTCAGAAATCGAGAGTGTTACTACTTTTATGCGAAAAAATTTGAGTTATCAAACACCATTGGCACTTCAATTATTTCTTGTGCCCCTTTCTCTACATATTCCGCAGGAACTTGGAATTTAGTAGCAGGTGTTTCCCATTGTTTTTTGATTGTTTCCAAATGCTTTTGCACAGAACTAAATGTATCTTTGTCTGTGTTGTTGAAAAATTCTCTAATTGCATCTTTGTTGGATTCACTACCATCCGGAGTTTGAATTTCAACAATGTGTGTTACAATCATGTCAAGTGTCATTTGACTTAGTTTTTTGAATCCTTCTTTAAATGCTTTGAGTTTTTCAGTATCATCAATTTTGTCATTTTGTAAAATCTGTGCTAGTCTTTGATTTTCAAAAGTGCTCATAAAGAATCCAGTGCTTTCTTTATAAGTTAATGGACGAAGACGAAATGTTAGATCATCAATACTAAAAGTATCGTTCCATGTTTTACCTTGCATGTTATCTAGCAACTGTCTTAGGTCAATTTCTGTTCTTTCAGATTCAAATTTTACTTCTTTGTTTTCATAATAACGAATTGGAACTTCAAGTTCCATTTTTTCACCATATGTTGCAATACGGATAGCAATTAAAATAGCATCTAGATCGATAGCAGGCATAGTCCATGGATCATCAATTAGAGGACAGCATGATTTGATTACTTCCACAGTTGCTTCACCGCTCATAAGTGCGTCTGGTGTTTTGATCATTAGTTCATCACGGGCAGTCATTGAATAAATTGGTAGTTCGCCCGACCCTGATTTTTCCATAGGGTTTGAAGCATACCATTTACCGCCACTTGGCAGTTTCAAGTATATTTTTGGTTGGCGTTTATACTTGCTTAAAACGCTTTGATTTTCCATGGTTGTCGTCCTCTATAAATAACGTTATGCTATAATTTAGCAAAAGTATTTATATACGTATATAATGAGGATTTTTAAAAGATGGCAGTATATGCTGAATTCAACGGCGAGAGAATAGAACTTAATGGTGCGGCTGAAGAAGCCACCATGAGAGAAATTCTGAGAGCCATTGAAAAAAATGGTTCTAGCGGTGGTGCCGCGGCTGGCGGAGCGGCTGGCGGTGTTGTAGGTAGCATAGTAGGACTGGGCAAAAGTATTAATCCTCTCAATATGGCTTTTAGTGCTTTGGGTAAAACACTAGGACTAGTAACAGGTGCATTTACAGGCATTGTAAAACTGGGTGCAGGTGCTGTCGGTATGGGTGTAAAACTTGTTGACACTCAGCCTAAAATTACTGACTTTTCTAATGCACTAACCAATCTACCAGGAATACTTGGAGACATGGGCAGTGCAGTACATGCTGTAACTACCCTATTATACAAGAATTTCACAACATTCCAACAGTTAACCACTAGTGGTATTGCTTTTGGCGATAGATTGACAGAAATGTCAGCATATGGTGCAAGGGTTGGTACGAGTCTTGATGCTGTTGCAGGAAATTTGGCGGCAAACAGTGAATCACTAGCAAGACTAGGAACAGGTTCTAGAGGAGCATCAAAAGCAATTGAAGCAATGTCTCAGGCTTTTGCATTGAACAGTGAAGAATTGCAAAGATACGGGTTAAACTTTGAAGAACAAAACGAAACCTTTATGAGATTCTTCTCACAAAACTCACTTGCAATGGCACGTGGCACAATGAGTCAACAACAGGTTGTTGCACTTAGTGATGATTATGCCAAAGGACTACGTAGACTTTCTGAACTAACAGGTATTCAGGCAGATCAACTGCAAGAAGGTGTTGATAAAGCAAATATGAATCGTGCTTTTGAAAACTTCTTGTCAACAATGGACGGTGAAACAGCAAATAGAATGCGTTCTATTCTAAACACTGTTCAAGCAGGATTTGGTGATGCAGGTAGAGAAGCGGCTATGGCTACCATGATGGGAATAGCACCTGTAACAGACAGTGCGGCAAACATGATGACCATGAATAGAGGATTTGGTCAAATGTTGCGTGGCGTAACAAGCAGTGCTGAAAATTTTAACGGAACACTAGATCAGTTTAACAATAATTTGTACGGACAAATAAATCAATTTGCCAATGCAAACAGAGGTTATGCAGATGCTAACAGTAGATTGTTTGCGGCATTAGACATGACCGGAGATCCTTTTGGTGCGGCCGGCGGACAACTTATTGCTGGTATTAACATGTTTAGTGGAAGCATAGCCGAAGTAGAAAGTAGACTAGGACGATCAAGTCCATTGCAAGATGCATTTGTTGCATTTAACGAAGCAATAACAAATGTAAGAACTGCGTTTGCAGACTTATTTGTACGAGTGTTAGATAGTCAAGCATTTAAAAATGCACTTACTACACTAGAATCAAAATTACCAGGAATGGCCACAGCAGTCGAAAACTTCCTTGTACAAGTTGAAGCATTTTTCGGTGACATGGGAACTGCGGAAGGTCGTGCAAAACGCTGGGATGATATTACACAATGGTTTAAAGATCTTCTAAAAGAAATGGTAACATATCTTAAAACGGCTGTTGTTGACGGTGTTACTGGAGGTGGTAGTCAAACTATAAGTTCGATTGAAACAGGCGGTACTGTAAACAGTAGTCTTTTAGGGACTTTGTTTGGAGGTGGTGCAAAATTAGATGCAGGTTACCTTCTTGAGCAAGCAGGTAACAACCAAGCAGGCGATGGTACAGGATCTTGGTGGGATAGAACCGGCGGAGCATGGCAATTATTAGGTGGCGGTGGATACCAAGATTATCTTGAAAAAACTCTTGAAGAAGCAATGTCATCGGGACAGTTTGAAACTGAACAAGATGCTAAAAATGCTATTCTAAGTGCTCTAGAAACTTATGCTAGAGGACAACAACAAGCAGGTGTATACAGTCAAACTGAATTAGATCAAGTTTTAACCTTTTTAAGAGATGATGTTGCTGAAGTTATGCAAGGAATCACAACAAGAAGTTTAGGAACTTTTGGAGCAACTGGTCGAATTGTTGAACCTTCAGATACTTTGGCAAGAATTCACGCTGGAGAACGTGTGCTAAATCCACAAGAAGCGGCGGCTTATAATGCGGCTCCATCGACAGCACCGGTAGGAACGGCTAATTTACCTTCCGGTTTGGCCCAATTAACACAGAAAATGGTTGACAGCAACCGCGAACATAGTGTAAACTTATTAGAAGCGTTAAATACGCTTGTAAAAAGAATGGATACACAGAATAATTTGACAAAACAAGTCATAACAGCAGTTGAGACTTACTAATAGGAAAAACAAATGAGTTGGAAAAAATACTTTACACCAGTCCCAACAGGTG